CTGGTATATGCTGGAAAGCGCCGTCAAGGACGCAATCCGAGAGCCCGGTAAGCGGCACGTTGTGCGCGACCTGGGCATCACATACGCCGACACCTGGCTGCGCATTAAGCTGCCGAGCGGGCGCTACCTCTGCTATCCGAACGCGGGCATTAGTGAGGGCTCGATCGTCTATGATGGCGTCAACCAGTACACCAAGAAGTGGGAGGTCATTGAGACCTATGGCGGCAAGCTGGTCGAGAACGTCGTCCAGGCAGTGGCGCGTGACGTCCTGGCCTCCGGCATGTTCAAGGCCGAAGAGGCTGGGTACGCCGTCTGCCTGCATGTGCATGACGAGTTGATCACTGAGACGCCTGACGATCCGGCGTATAACCCTGACGGTCTGGCGGCGCTCATGTCCGCTAACTCGAGCTGGTCGATGGGGCTGCCGCTTGCTGCGGCTGGCTTCGAGACCCACCGCTATAAGAAGGACTGAGACGTGACGCCCGCAGGCAAGCTACAGGCGCACCTCAAGCACGTTGTGCAGCAAAGTGGCGGTCAGTACCGCAAGGTGCGCTGGGAGGGCCGTAGGGGCTGTCCTGACTGCTTTGTGTGGTGGACGTGGCCTCGTGCCGCCTTCATCGAGATCAAGGCCGAGGGCGACCGCTACAGCAAGCTACAGGAGCGCGAGATCGCGCGCATGAAGGACGCCGGCATCCCGGTCTATACTGTGTCGACGATCGAGGGCATCGACTTTGTGGTGTCGGAGATCCGCTGATGGCTAACTTTACGCCTCACAGCTATCAACGCCCGGCCATGCAGTGGCTGTACGAGAAGCCGCGCTGCGCCCTGTGGATGCCTATGGGCGGCGGCAAGACGGTCACGACGCTGACGAGCCTGGACAACCTGTCTATGGTCGAGGACGTGTACCCAGTGCTCGTGCTGGCGCCTCTGCGGGTCGCTAAGACCACCTGGCCTGATGAGATCGGCAAGTGGGAGCATCTCAAGCATCTGCGCGTCTCGCCGATCATCGGCAACGTCAAGGAGCGTCAGGCGGCGCTTGACGTCGATGCTGACATCTACACCATGAACTACGACAACCTCGTGTGGCTGCAAGCCGCCCTGGGCGCCAACTGGCCGTTCAAGACGGTCGTTGCGGATGAGTTCACACGCCTGAAGAGCTTCCGGCTGCGCCAGGGCAGCAAGCGCGCGGCCGCCCTGGCACGCGTGGCGCACACGAAGGTAAGCCGCTTCATCGGTCTGACCGGCACACCGAACCCGAACGGCCTGCAAGATCTCTGGGGCCAGACCTGGTTCCTGGATGGCGGCGAGCGCCTGGGCAAGACGTTCAGCGCATTTAGCGACCGCTGGTTCGCAAAGGGCTGGGACGGCTACAGCCTCAAGCCCCTGGCATCGGCGCAGAAGGAGATCGAGGACCGCCTGCGCGACGTCTGCCTCACGGTCGAGGGGCTGCCGGTGCACGAGCCTGTGCGCAATTACATCAGCGTCGACCTGCCTGCGAAGGCGCGCAGGGCCTATGACAGCATGGAAAATGATATGTTCGCGGAACTTGAAGAAGCTGGTATAGAAGCATTCAACGCCGCCGCTAAGACTATCAAGTGTTTGCAGCTCGCCAACGGGGCTGTGTATACTGACCACGACGGCAACTGGGAGGAGGTGCATGATGCTAAACTGGATGCACTCGACAGTGTTATCGAAGAAGCCAACGGCGCGCCCGTCCTGGTGGCCTACCATTTCAAAAGCGACTTGGCCCGCTTACAGCGCCGCTACCCTAAGGGCCGGGTGTTGGACGCTAAGTCTGACACGATCAGGGACTGGAACGCCGGACGGGTGCCATTACTATTCGCTCACCCTGCGTCGGCGGGGCACGGGCTTAACCTCGCAGAAGGCGGCAACATCCTCGTCTTCTTCTCGCTCAACTGGAACTTAGAAGAGCATTTGCAAATCATCGAGCGCATCGGGCCCATGAGGCAAGCGCAGGCAGGGCTGAAGCGTCCTGTGTTCGTGCATTACATCATGGCACGCAACACGGTGGACAACATGGTCCTCGGGCGCTTGCAGTCCAAGAAGTCGGTTCAAGAGATCCTGCTCGAGGCACTAAAAAGGAAAAATCATGAAAGCGATTAAAGATGCTAATGAAGAGCTCAACGAGATGGCTAAGATGCCAGAGCCAAAGGCCGCTGAGCTGCTTGGCCGCGCTGCGGCGCACATGCACGACCGATCGGCAACCTATGACGAGCCAGACGGCGAGCGGTCAATGGGTAAGGTCGTGACGGCCTTCAACGCCATCACAGGCCGAGACCTGACCGAGAGCGAGGGTTGGATGTTTATGCAGCAGGTCAAGCTGGTGCGCCTGTTTACGCGCAGCGACTATCACGCCGACAGCGCCGAGGATAACATAGCCTATGCTGCGTTGCTGGCCGAAGCTAAGGGAGACGGACGATGACACACGAGGTCAGACGGAAACTGGAACAGGACATGTGCGTTGACGCGGATGCGTGGGCAAGAGCTTTTATGGAGATAAAACAGGAGGCCGACCTGCATGAAGTCAGCCTCTGGTTCTCTTCTTGCCTATCGACCGCGTTTATGCACGGACAGCAAAGTCCTCGTTATGCTTCTTTACAGCAAGGCCACCTTCCGAAAAATAACGGAACCTCTTATAGTCCCCCGCCTTCGTCGGTTGCAGCCTAAACTCACTGTCTTTGCTGTAGTTTTTGTGTCCGGTCAGCCCGTGGGCCGCATCCACAGCACGCATCTGTTCAACGCTAAGCCTTGGGATCTTCTCAAGGCCGGGGAACATGTTTTCGTGTGGTTCGAGGCGTTGTCTGATACGGTCCCAGATATTCCACTGGTTGCCAAATAGATGCAAGCCTGATCCCGCCATAGCAGCCTCATTGGCTCCGACCACATCTTTGTATGTCTGCCCCATCAATTCAGCTTTTTGCGGTTCAGAAATCCAATCAACGTCCGCAAGGTATTCAGGAACCGCTGGGTTTACATCACCGGATTTGACGCGAAACTTTGGTGAAGGGGAGTTACCGACTTCCGACAAGAGTAACTCTTGTATCAAACCCTTGTTCAGGTCTTCGAAAGAAGTAGGAGCTTCTTTTCCCTCTTTTGCCGCCCGCATAGCCGCAAGGTTAAGCGCTCGTTTTTGGAAAGCCTCGCGTTTAACGGGATCAGCAAGAATTGTGTCCATGTACCTGTTGGCCATGTGACGATCAATCGCAGAAACACCTGCATCAGGCTGCCACGCAACGCCAAACGACCCTGTTTTGTTTGATAGGCCCGGAACCTGCGTTGCCATGCGTTCAACAAGGCCGGTCCAGTCCTCCCCCTCTTTCCGGTGGAAGAAAGCTGGATCACGCCGAAACAGATCTAGGAAATCCGTGTAACCAGAATAGTCAACGCTGCCCCGTGCGCCGATACCACCCTTCGAAGCGGCACCCAATCCCATCCGATTAGCAAGCGTGTCGCTAAAGGCTTCTCTCTGTTCTTTCGTGACTGCGTCCGTAAGTTCCCACGGCCTGCTGTTTATGACGCGATCCAGATCTTCCATCGAGTTCATGCGAAGGCGAGATGTGGCAAGCTGGTTTGGCGTTAGCGGGTTGTTCGGTGATGTGTAGCCAAAGGTCAGACCTGAAAGCACCTTGGCGTCCGAGAGACCTTGCGGCTCGTCCATCGACAGCATCAGTTTCCTTTGGATGCCACGGTGCAGTTCGGGGTCTATCTTTGATGGATCAATCCCCGAAGCCTTCATCTTCGCCATATCTTCGTATGTGAACTTGCCTTCAAGCCCACCGGGTATTTCAAAACGCTCGCCGCCTCCCATTTCGTAAGGGAAGGAGACAGGTTCGTTCAACGGGCCAAGGTTCTCGACGCCCAATGTATCGCCGAGATCAGCCATCTGGCTGCTAGTCAGTTCCCAAGGCTGCAAACCCTTAAACGTAAGAGGTACATTTTCCTCAGCATTAAAAGAGCCAGACACGGATGCGGGTAAAGAAGGCGCTGTTTCAGGCAACGGGGTCCGCGTTTGAGCAAGTGGCTTTTGGTTGGCGCTAGGACCAGAGCGGGCAGCACTGAAGCGCTGTATCGCCCTTGATGGTTTGGCCTCTGGTGTAACCTTCAGTTCCGAGGCCTTCGTCGCTGCCTTCTTCGCGCCTTTAATGGCTGTCTTCTCTGCGGCCTTAATCGCATTGCGGACAGCAACCCCTGCGGGCCGCCCAATGATAGGCAGCGCGGACAGCACGGCGGTTCCCGCCATCGCCTCCATCGCCTCTGCCTCGTCCTTGCGGCCCTGCGCACGGAGCTTGCGTGCGGTCTCGCGGACGTCACCGAAATCACGAATGCCTGCGGGTATAGATGCGATGGCGTCTTCGATAAACGCGTTCGGATTTTCCGCAGCCGCATCGATCGTGGATTTAGCGATGCCCTTGACGTCACGCGCCACGCTTGAGGGCGACGACGACTTGATGTAGTTCACCACGCGGCTCGGTATCGACGCAATCCCGCTGCCGAGTTTGTCTACGTTCGCCATTGCCGCTTCATTGGCGCGGCGTCTCTCGGCCTGCTTCGCCTCAAAGCGACGCTTCTGAGTTGCCTTCGCGCTTTGCTTACGCACGGCAAGGGGCTTTGCCGAGGGGTCAGGCACGACCACCCAGCGATCCCCGTCAAATACCTCAAGCCCAAACTCGTCGCCAGCAGCCATCGTATGTCCTTCTTAGCGGCGCATGCCGTAGTGTCGTGCCAGATCGGCTATGGATGCCATGCCGCCGTTGCGGAACGCCTGCACGGTGCCGCCACGGTACATGTTCCGCATGGGTGCCGCTGTTGCGTCGTCAACGACCACATATTCGCCCAACTCAGGATCGAAGGATGCGATTTCCACGTCCGCTTTGTAGTCGCCTCCGGGCATCGCAGACAGGCCGCCCGCGTCTTCTTCGGTGAGCGACGGGACAGTCACTTCGAAGTCATCCGAAAGCTGGCCA